GTGTGTACAGCGAGCTGTGTGTGTACAGCGGGGTCGCTCGGTCAATACACATTGCCGATGTCTTGACCAAGTCATGACTGTTTTAAGGATCGAGTGACAGCCCGCGCTTGCCGTCCACTCCCATTCCCCCTCTCCTCGTCTCGATCGGACCAAGATGGCTGCCAAGCCGACGTACCTGTCCAAGATCCCCCGCAACACCGACGTCTCGGCCGCTCACGTCGGAACGCAGATGCTGGGGCTGGGCCTGTACCGCCAGGGCCTCCAGGTCGCGAGCGTGCTGAGCGCCACCAACAGCAAGGGCTTCCCGCTGTACCCCACGGTCGGGGTGATGCTGCCCCGGCGCTCGACCAAGACCACGAGCATCTGGAGCGTGATCCTCGGGCGCTGCTCGACCATCCCTGGGTACAAGGCCGTCGTCACGGCCCAGGACGGCCAGCGAGCTCGCAACCGGATGCGCGAGGTGATGAGGCACCTGGCAGCCATCGGCTTCGAGGAGAACGGCGAGGGCAAGCTGGAGTGGTCCAACGGCTCGGAGACCATCCGCTTCACCAACGGCTCGGCGATCTGGGTCGTGGCTCCCTCGGCCGGGTCGTTCCGAGGCGAGGCAGCCGACTGCCTGCTCTTCGATGAGGCGGGCGAGCTCAGCGCCGACAAGAGCGAGGACCTGCTGTCCGGTGCCCTGCCGCTTCTGGACACCCGTCCGATGGGCCAGGCGATCATCGCGGGCACTCCGGCCAAGACCCGCGCCGGTCTGCTGTGGGACGTCCTCCAGGAGGGGCGTCAGAACGTCAAGGGCACGGGCATCGTGGAGTACTCCATCCGCGACGACGAGGCCTCGGTGCTCATCGACCAGGACGGCAACGTCGAGCTCAACCGCGCGGTGCTGAAGCGCGTGCACCCGGGCATCGGGACGCTGACGACTCTGGCCAAGATCGAGGCGAACTACAGCCGCATGCAGCTGCCGCAGTTCGAGCGCGAGTACCTGTGCCGGTTCCCCATGGACAACGCCACCAGCGCCATCGGCCCGGAGGAGTGGACGGCCAGCCGCGTGGACACCGTCGAGCGCGGGGCTCGGGTCGGCATCGCCTTCGACTGCGCGTACGACGGCACCAGCGCCTCGATCGCGTACGCCTGGCGCGACCAGGACGGCAACGCCTACGGCGAGATCGTGGCGCACCGCATGGGCACGAGCTGGGTGGCCCGCGAGGCGCACAAGGCCAGTGAGAAGAACCGGCGCACCGCCGTGGCCTTCGACGACATCGGGGCCAACCGTGACCCGGCCACCGCGCTCCAGCGGCTGAAGCCCACGCCCAGGACCGAGCGGCTGAGCATGAAGGACATCATGGGCGCGGCTCAGCGCCTGGTCTCCGACATCCACGAGGGGCGCTTCCGGCACTTCGGCCAGGTGGACCTGGACGCTGCCGTGGCCAACACCACCTGGCGCGACATCCAGCGCTCTGGACGAGCGTTCGGATCGAAGGTCGCCAACGGCGCGAGCATCAACCCCGTGGTCGCCATCAGCCTCGCGTTGTGGAGTTACGACAAGGGCCGTGACCGCCAGCCCATCACCATCGTGACTGGCTGAGCACGAAGAAACGTTCGAGGGCCTTCAGACCTACCGCTCGATGTTGTAGGAACCCTACAATGATCACTGATGGGACTCCTCAGCTGGCTCGGGTTCGACACGGTCAACAGCCTCGGCGCTGTGAACAACGTGTCTCGCGGTGTCGTCTCCCCGTGGGCCGGTCCCAACACCCTCCAGAAGGTCGTGATCAACGACCTCTTCGGGCTCAACATCACGACCGTCACGCGCGCCGAGGCGATGTCGATCCCGGCCGTGGCCAGGGCTCGTCACCTCATCTGCGACACCCTCGGTCGCCAGCCGCTGAAGCAGTACCGCGACGGCGTCGAGGTCGAGGACCAGCCCACCTGGCTGTACCGCACCGACTCGGCCGTCAGCCCGCGCATGCGCAACATGTGGCTGCTGGACGACGCCTTCTTCTACGGCTGGGCGCTGATGGCGGTGACGCGCGGCGCTGACGGTCAGATCCTGGACGGCCTGCGGGTGCCCAAGGCCCGCTGGAAGTTCGACAGCGACGGCCGGGTCCTGGTGGACGACAACCCCGTCAGCTCCGAGCAGGTCGTCCTCATCCCAGGACTCTCGGACGGCCTTCTGGTCGAGGCAGCGCGCACCATCCGCGCAGCTCGCCTCCTGGAGGAGCAGTGGGTCTCCCGGGTCAAGAACCCGGTGCCGGTCACGGAGATCCGCTACACGGGCGAGGAAGACCTGACGCCCGAGGAGATGAAGGAGATCCGGGACTCCTACATCAACGCGCGCAACGACGAGAACGGGACCGTGATGGTCACGCCTCGCGGCTTCGAGGTCCACGCGCACGGCGACCAGGCGCTGGAGCTGCACATCCAGGGTCGCAATGCCGTCTCGCTGGACATCGCTCGCTTCGCCAACCTGCCCGCGCTCCTGCTCGACAGCTCCAACGTCAACGCGAGCTCGGTGAACTACCAGAACAGCGACGTGAAGCGGAACGAGTTCCACGACCTCTCGCTGCGCGCCTGGGCGCTCCCGCTGGAGGAGCGGTTCTCGATGGACGACGTCACCCCGCGCGGCACGTACATCGCCTTCGACCTGTCCGCGCTCACCACCGTGCCCGACACGGGCGCACCGATCGCCCTGGAGGACTGACGCATGGCACGACGCAGGAACACCCGCAGCACGCCCGACACGAGCCAGATGAGCCTGCCGAAGGTCGGCCAGTTCGGCCCCCGGGTCAAGCAGGTCCAGGCCGAGCTCGGGCTGCCCGTCACGGGCATCTGGAACCACAGCGACCAGGAGGCCGTCGAGGCTCCCAAGGAGGACTCGTGAGCACCATCCAGGCGCACGGCAAGCTCCTGACCGCCTCGGTCGAGGACCGGGTGCTGTCGTACCTGCTCCTGCCGTACGGGGAGCCGGGCCGGACCAACGTCGGCAAGGTCACCGCGTCCAAGGGCGTGCTGAAGCTGCCCGAGGACGCCAGCACGCTCCTGGCCAACATGGAGCACGACCGCAAGCGCCCGATCGGCCGCTTCGTCTCCATCGAGGAGCAGGACCAGGGCCTCGTGGCCAGCCTGCGGGTCGCCAACACCTCGGTCGGCAACGACCTGCTCGCCGAGGCTGCCGAGGGCCTGCGCACCGGCATCAGCGTGGAGATCGACAACCCCGTCATCCGCCAGGGCCAGCTCCTCGGCGGTTCGCTCTCGGGCGCTGGCGTGGTCACCGACCCCGCCTTCCCGAGCGCCCAGCTCGTCGCTGCCGACGCGGGCGACCTGCCCGAGGGCATCGAGTACACGGCACCCGTGGAGTCCTCGGACACCCGCGAGGAGCTGGTGGTGATCGACGGCGTGACCTACAAGCGCGTGACGACCTCCACCCACAAGACCGAGACCACCGTGGTCGAGGGCGAGCCCACGGGCTCCCAGGATGCCGAGCAGTCGGCAGGAAGCGAGAACGACGTGAGCACACAGCTCGCAGCCGCCGCTGCGGCTCCTCAGGGGCTCCACGCGGCCAACGTCAACAAGGAGGACAAGAGCGCGAACGAGGTGTTCAAGCTCCTCGCGTCCGAGTACCGGGCCGGTGGCGAGCGGCGCATGCTCGCCGCGCTCTCGGACATCGTGCCGGGCGACATCCTCGGTCTGGAGCAGCCGCAGATCGTCGGCGAGCTCTGGTCGGGCCGCGCCTTCGTCCGCAAGGTCATCCCGCTCTTCAACCACGCCGACCTGACCTCGTTCAAGGTCCAGGGCTGGCGCTGGGTGACCAAGCCGGTCGTCGCTGCCTACGCGGGCAACAAGGCCGCCGTGCCGTCCAACTCGGTCGAGACCGCGCCGGTCTCCATCGACGCCGAGCGCATCGCTGGTGCGCACGACATCGACCGCAAGTTCAAGGACTTCGGCGACGCGGCCTTCTTCGAGGCGTACTACAAGGCGATGACCGAGTCCTACGCCCAGGTCTCGGACGCTGCGGTCCTCGCGGACGTCATCACGGCGGCCGGTGCTCCGGTCGTGGGCGGCTCGGTGCCCACGGGTGTCGCGCCGGGCATGGCCAAGATCGTGGACGGTGCGCTGGCGGTCCTCAACGACGCCAACGCCCTGCCGACGTTCGCGGTCGTCGCCACGGACCTCTACCGGGCGCTGCTCCTCACCCGCCAGGACGACACGCTGACGTACCTCAACGCGGCGCTCGGCCTGGAGGACGGCACGGTCGGCTCCTTCCGCGTCGTGCCCTCGGGTGCGATCACGGCGGGCCAGGTGCTCGTGGGTGCCCGCGAGGCCGTCACGGTCCACGAGCTCGGCCAGACGCCCATCCGGGTCGAGGCCGAGAACATCGCCAACGGTGGTGTGGACGCGGGCGTCTTCGGGTACTACGCGGTCAACGTCCACGACGCGGACGCGCTGGTCCTCGTCTCCTGATCCGGTGGCCGGGAGCGGGCGGTGGGGATGTACCCCCGCTCCCGGCCACTTCAAGCGCTGAGAGGTGGTGAGCATGGCCAAGTGGGGCTGGGTCGAGACCGACACCGACCTGACGACGTGGATGGACGCGCCGGACGACGACCTCGTGCTGGCGAGCTACCTCATGGCTGCCTACGAGCAGTGCCTGGCCTTCCTGCCGTACACGGTGGACAAGGAGACGGGCGTCCGAAGCGCGATCGTGCCGGACCCGGTGCCCGAGCGCTTCGTCCTGGCCCAGCTCATGCAGGCTCGCGCGCTCTACCGCTCGGGCATCGCAGGCTCGGACGACGCGATCGGCCCTGACGGCCTCTCGGTCACGGTCTTCCCGATGGACTGGACCGTGAAGAACCTCCTGCGGCCCAAGACCGTGGGGAGGTTCGCGTGAGCGTCAGCCTG